ACGCTGAATCTTGACGATGCGTACCCAGCCCAGCGCGAACTTCTGCGGGAAGTCTTAGACGATGTAAAGCAAAGTCAGGAGGCAGTGGCGCAAGAACGTGAAGCCTGCGCCCGTGTGCTTGATGAAATGGCGGATCAAATGGTTGCAGACATGGAGCCAAGCACAGCGATTAATTGGGTGCGTAACCGCGCCGCCGCCATCCGAGCAAGGGGGCAAGAATGAAAGAAGACATCATCAAGCTGGCTCAAGAGGCTGGAGCGTATCGTCTAGTAGACGCTAATCAGGGATCAATGGTCTGTATCTCTAACGCCACTCTTCAGCGTTTCGCCTCAGTCGTTGCCAATCGCTGTGCCGACATCGCATACGAAGCCGAGCCGTACCACTCTGCCGACCTCATCAGAAAGGCTTTTGGAGTAGAAAAATGTTAAGCATCTTAGACCCGAAATTCAGGTATATTCCTGCCGCTGCAACAGACGTACAGCAAACATGGAGAAAATTCGGATGGAGTCCCCCAAGTGAAATGCCCCGTTTGCGGAACATGGACGACAGTAGAAAGAACGAGCCAGAGAAACGGGTTAATCTACAGACACAGAAAATGCGGCAACGAGCATGATTTCCACACAGAAGAACGCCCAATCCCAAAAGCAAAGCACGGAGGTGCACGATTTCGCAAGCTGGAAAACCGACCAGTTGATCCGGTTCGCTCACGAATCCCTACAGAAGATCAATGACCTGGAAGATCAAGTCTCCCACATGAGGCAAGATCTGCGCTCTGCTCTACAGGCCTATCGCGCCATAGTGCAAGAGCAAGAGACTCAGAAGGCTCAGAAGGACTCTACATCTATCACCTGACCCCTGAACTCGATCTTGTCGTGTGCGTAGCGATGCACAAGTTCTGGCCACAAAAGCCTACCATTGTGGATCGTTAGCACAGCAAAGCCCGACCTCCAATTCGCTGGATTGTCTTCCATGTAATCCGTGAATTGGGGGCCGTCAATCTCGGCCAGAGTGCCCGTATCTACACCAAACCTCACGCCGTTGTAGTCAGAAAACGGGGTGACCTTGAGGCTGTGCAGATGGCCAGTAACCACGCTAATGCCAGCGTTGACAGTGTTGTTGTGGGTGGCATGAACGCCATTCTTAAAGCGGTGCTTGACAACCACCTCATCCGTTGGCCAGCACGACCAGCATGGTATCCAGGCAGGAAAGTGATCTGAGAGCTTGAACCCGCCGATGTGCATGAACTCTGGCACTGTGTTGGCTAGTCGGTTCTCAAACCTTGCATCATGGTTCCCCAATGACCACACCAGCTTTGCACCATTGGCGCTTTGCTCAATTTCTTCCAAAGCCGCTTCACAAGCCTTCAGTTCTTGCACTACACTAGGCTTACTGTCCCACCCTATCCTAGGGTGACGGGATATATTTGCCCCGTCAAAAGCGTCACCATTGTTAATGATAGCTTTGGGCTTCAAGTTCTTGATAGCCCATAGCAGACCTTTATAGGCTGTAGACCTGATCCCAGGCCAGAAGTGGGCATCTGAGAAGACCAGCACGATGCCGTTCTCAATGCCAAGTGCATACCTTGCAGACGAGGATTTGGATGGGCTAAGGTGGTCAAACGATCTGGTGTGTCGCCTGTCAAGAGTCTCCAGAAGTTGCCCTGTCCGAGCCTCGATGCGCTTTCTACGGGCCATGACATTGCGTTCAGCAATGCCCAGTACCTTTGCTAGCTGTGAGGCCGACTTATATTTCTCCCAGAGATCGATGAAATCTCGCTCACTGACTACTGGCTGCGCCATATAAAACCCTCTCAAGCACGTTGATTACTCGATGTTCTGCCGCATCAAGCTGCTCAGGTGTTGCTGCCCTGTCTTGTGCTGTCGAAATCAAGTCGAATAGGAAGACATGTAAACACTCGTGTAGCGCAGTCATCGACAATGACTCGCTGTTGATCTGTGTGGCCCCAAAGTCGCCCAACTGGTACGACCCTAGCCTAGCCTGACTGTCGCACTGCACTGCAGCCATTGCGGCCTTCACAGGTTTGCTGCTGCGCTCTAAGCGCCAATCCATTAGATTCAGTGTTTGTTGCCAGTGTTTGACATACTCGTCAAACTGTTGTGCCTGCTCGTCGCTCGGCTTGTTGACCGACTTAGGCATGAACAACTGGGTCAGTGCTGCAAGCCAACAGGGCTGCTATCCGACAGAAATAGCGCTCGCTCATCCTTGCGCCGTTTGACAAGGCCAGGGAGTTCACGCCCCCCGCCCTTTGTCCATTGCATGAATGCATCGGCAGCGCCTTCCCAATCGCCCCGGTTGGCCTTCATTCGGATGGTGGAGCGCTGCAGGTTACCTAGCCCGAAGTTGAAGGAAATGCTGACCAGAGCGTCAAAAGCGCCTTGGCGGCCAACAACGCCGGGAACAAGTCGTAAAACACCGCGTTCAAAACTTGCGACATCAGCCGCGAAGAGATCATCGGTTTCTTTCTTCGACCAGACACGGTTATCCTCCTGCTTGAGCGGCATCTCTTTGCGAATCATCGGCACGGGCTTGTCTTCAGTGCGTGCCATCGGCAGTTTGATCTGTTCCTGATACAGCACATGGCCGTAACCGATTGTCCAGATGTGCGCCGGGCACAAGTAGGGGCGATTGCGGTAGCCCTCGTACTTGTGCATCAGATCAGCGCCGACCTTGCTCAGTTTCACTTCCTGCTCCAAGTCCTTGACCCAAACCAGTAGCCTACGATTGCGCCGAGCATCGACATTTCATCCGGGCTGAAGATGATGTCCGAGTACTTCAGAACGTCGTCCATACTCTTGATCATGCCAGGGTTCGTGTACAGGTAGTAGCACAGGAACAGGTTGATCAGCACCAGCTCGATCACAAAGATGTAGGTCACTGTCGGACGCACAGTGCCGACGTAACTGGCAACCCACTTGTGCGCCCTGTCCAGAATCTTCTCGTCGTGCTTGAGCGCGGCTTCCGTCATCTGCGCCTCAGTCTGCATCATGACTTGATCCGTGCGAATCTCCTCGATGCGCTGCTGCGCGGCGTAACCTTGTGCAGCCAGAGCCAACTCGCGCTCGTTCTGCATCCTGGCCAAGGCAAGCTCATGTTTCTGGTCGCTTTTGTTCTGAAAGTATTCGAGCAGCTTGGGCAGGCCGCTGATGAGTAGGCCACCAAGGGTAGAGATAAGGGACAACATTGATTACTCCTCGTAAACGTAGAAAGGCTCGGTTTCTGTCGTCATGATCTGACTTGGGCTTGCGGCCACAGTGCCACCAATGTATCCAGTACGAGCCACATTCAATCCCATGACCTTGGCAAAGTTCAGCAAATCACGGGCTTGAACCTCTTTCTTCCAGTCGATCTCTTTGCCGTCCTTAGTTACCAGCTTCATAGAGGCATTGCGAATAGCATCAATACCACTGGGATCAAGGAACAACCGTCTCTGGGCATCTTTGGTGGCCTGATCAATGTTCGCCTGCCCAATCAATCCCATAATCCTATAGCCCTTTTGCAAGACGCTATAGATGCCGTTGACAAGCACATTGCTGACTTCCTGGGGCTTTGCACCACCCAAGAACCTCTGCATCATGTTTTGCTCTTCAAGAGCTGCTTTATTGACAGGGAGCTTATCTACATCTATCTTGCGAGAAAGACGAGCAACATCGGCCATAGCAGTGATGCCATCAAGCTCTTTTGGCGTGTAGATGCTGTTAAAGGCCGTCCTATTCTTTCGGAGGTAAGCAAATGGATCACCAGAATCAAGCATCTGCGTTACCAACTGATTACGCAAAGCCATCTTGACGTTGGATTGCTCTTGAACTGGCAGCTTGTTGATGTCAGCCATTAGCCTAGCGGTGTAGCCTCTGCCTTCGCCGCCTGTCATCCTAGAAGCAATACGCTCAACACCACCAGAGTCATAGTCTCTTAGGAAGCTAGTTCCAATGCGAATACGCTCTGCAGAAACAGCGTCATCCAAAGCGATTTTCTCAGCAGCAAGTGCCTGCGCTCTCTGAGTGCTGTCCTGAAGCCTACCTTTGAGGCCAGGAGTCATGTCCAAGATGTCCCTGTACCCGCCGTTGTTGCTGTCACGGGTCAGCAGTTTGTCCAACTTGTTGTAGTCAATCAACCCGTTGGTCAGTGACTGATGATAGAGCCTCGACATGATCGACTTTTCAGCCAATGGCATACCCTCGTCACCAGCAACACGCAGAAACTGAGAAAGCGCTGTTGGAGAAGAGGCGATCTGAGGCGCAATCTTTTCTGCGTAATCTTGCGAACTGATACGTTGCACAGCATCGGCATCTCGGAACGGGATTCCAACTTTCGTGTAGTAGTCAGTATCGAGTTGTCGCATGGCATCACCAAAGGTGACATTCTCGCCACGGAAATTGACATTGATGTTACCGCTGGCGTTCTCAACCTTGTTCAGAGCCTCATCCACTCGCTGTTGCAGCAGAGACAGCTTTTCACGGATCGCAGGATCGCGAACATCACGGAGATCTTTGGCAACTCGGCGTTTCAACGAGTCCAAGCTCGTAATATCCAGACCCATAGTCAAATCCGGACCAGTTGTAGCCGGGAGCATCTCACCACTAGGAGCAGGCGCACGAGAAGCCCTAAGTGCCTTAAAGTTCTCAGACTGCTGGTTAACAAGTCGCAGCAAATCAGACTGACGACCCCAAGGATCTCGCCTAAACAAGTCGAAAGCAGTGTTCAGAAGATCTTGTGTGTCTTGGGCAGGAAGGATTGCGCCTTGGTCAGAGGCCTGCTGTTTGACAGAGTTGTACTCAGGAGACAACGCATCCCTAGCTGCTCTTTCACGAGCCACCACAAGGTTCTGAATGGATGCGCCAAGTTGAGCAGGTGCAGTCGTGCCCATTAAGTTCAAGTTGGCGGTCATGTTGCTCAACTGATCGTTGATAGCATTGACACGCTTGTTGAAGTCTACTTTGACCTCTTCCAAAGCCTTAATTTGCGACGGGAACTGCATCGGCCCACTGGGGAACTCTGTTTGCGCCCTTGCTGCAACCGCCCTCTGTAGATCAGCGTACAACTTCGCCAACTCGCCCCTGAATTTCAAATCCTTACCGGCCAAATCAGTCAGAGTAGTACGCAATGCAGCGTTGTCAAGACCACTGATGCCAGCGCCAGTGCCGATGTCTTTCCCGGTGACAAACTTCACCCTGGCCTGGATTTCATTGACTCGCTTGAGCAGATCAGGATCTGAGTCAATTGCTCTGGAAACGAGGCTCTGTGCCCTGGACAAGCCTTCCATGTTTGCCAAGTCAGCCACATCAACTTTCCCAGCACCACGAACTTTATCAATGGCAGCTTCACCTGCTTTTAGAGCGCCAGCGCCACTAAACAGGGAGAACGTCACGCCTCCGAGAACGCGGCCAAAATCACCACCAAGTTGTTCTCCAACCTCTCCACCAAACTCGCCACCAACACCAGCCATACCACCAGCAAGTGCTTGTACACCCTTACGGAATAACCCAGCGCCTCCCAATAAATTCGCAAGATCTCCAAAGCCTTCTCCAAAACTCATCCAATATTTCTGTGCTTCTGTGGTGGGACGAACATTTTGTCCACCAAGCAACCCTGTGATATTTCGCTGAGTGCTTTGATAGGATTGCTGAAATGCCTCTGTTGGCGAAACACTAGGCTCCATTGGCGCACGCATACCAGCGCCTCCGGGTGGGGGGAGGCCAAGAGGACTCTGGCCAATGATCGCACCAAGACCGCTAACAAGACTAGGTGTACTAGCAACACCTCGCCGCAAGCCTTCTACAAAAACCTCACCAGTAGAAGAAGCAGGGCGAACGTCAGCGACATCACGAGGCCGCATACGGATAGCCATAGCAGCTAGTTGCTTCGCATCCTCCGTGTTTCCAGCCGCATCAGCACGGCGCAATGCCTCTAGAACTTGCTCGTAGGTTGCCATGATGTGCCTTATTGTGGTTTCAAATACTTGTCAACAAGAGCGTTGCCAGTAGTGCCTGCCCCAGGAGCCGTTCCTGCTCCAGGAGCTGGCTGTGGTTGCGATGGACGGAATTTTGCCAACTCGTCATCAAGTTGCTTCAGTGTTTTCTTAAAGGTACTTGAATCTGAATATCCAAGACGATCTGCCTGTTGAACGTAAATTGCACGTTGATCAAGCAATGCACCACGATACACCGCAGACATGAAGCGTTCTGCTTGTTCTTTAGTGACAGATGTCACTCGGCCAGTAAAGAACTCAGATGCCATAGCAGCCAATCGATCATCCAAGCCACCAGTTCGGGCGTAGCGAGAGACATCCTGATTAGATAGAGTGCCCTGTTCAAACAACCTAGCAATACTAGTTGGTAGTGCCCTAGATGCAAAATCATTAGAAGTGGACTGACGAATAACCCTCAAGACACCAGGAGCAGCAGAAATCATTGCTGCCGTCTGCTTGAAAGTTGGTTGTCCTTGTAGATATTCTTCAAATTTGATCCAGTCTTTTTGAGGGACTGGTTGTCCTGGTAATATATTTTGCACAGTTGGTGCACGTTTGGCCGCTTCTTGCTCAAGCTTACGGTTGACAGAAGCTTGCTGTGTTTGAGTAAGCTCTGCGAAAGATTTGCTGAACATCTCTCTAGAGACAGCTTCTCGATCCGTACCAAAAGATTCGGGTCGAGCAAGTTTACGATTAACAGCCGCTTGCTGATCTTGCGTAAGATCTCCAAAAGCTTTGCCGAAAAGCTCCCTTGCTGTAGCTTCTCGATCAGGGCCAAAAGATTCAGGCTTTTCCACTCTTTGCTGTGGCAACTGACGCTGCAACGCATCAAGTCTAGTGACAGCCCTACGCAACGTAGCATCTCGTTCAGCACTGGCAGGTACGTTTTGCAGTGCATCAACTAGCGCCTGTGTATTTTCAATATCAGCAGCAAGCTGTAGCGCAGGAGATTGAGTTTGAGTCCTTGGTTGAGGAGCTTGTCGTTCCAGGTTTTCCACTCTGCGTTTAGCTACAGCCAAAGCTCTATCGCGTTCTGGGCTTTCTGGTTGACTTTCAAGTTCATCAACCCTGGCTTGAGCAGAAGAAATTGCATCTGCAAGTTGCAATGATGCTGGCGGGGCGCTTTCTCGTTCTGTCTTCCTAAGTTGAGTCATTTCGGCCTCAAGCGCCATACGCTCGATAGGAGCCAACTCAGGATTTTGCAACTGCCTCGTAATTCCGCTAATGCGTTGTGCGACTTGGATTGCATCTGGCACATTCGGCTTTTGCCCAGCAGCCTTCGTCAGTTGATCATATTGAGCTTGCAAAACGCGACGATCCAAATCAGGAAGGTTGGGATCAGCCAATGCACGAGTGAGATCGCCAATACGATTGGCAACAGCAATCGAATCTGAAGTAGATGTCTTGCGAAGTTGTTGCATCTCTGCTTCAAGACCCATGCGCTCATAAGGCGACAGTTCTGGATTCTGCAGTGCCTGCGTAATCTGGCTGATGCGATTCGCTTCTTGTATGCTTGCGGGTACAGCCTGACTGCGCTCACGAGTAGCAGCCGCACGAGATGCCTGTGCCGCAGCTTCGCGTTGAGAGCGGAGCGCCATGTCGTTCTCAGCCTGCCGAAGCACCTGAGCCAACTGCATAGCGCCCACAGAGTCACCAGCTTGCTGCAGAGCCTGGATTCCCATCTGCATCGACTCTAGGTTTGTAGGATCAATCTGACGCGCAATGGCATTGCGATTGCTGATCATACGCAGTTGCGGGTCTTGGCCACCCAATGCACCAGCCAGTTGATAGCCACCACGAGCAAGACCGTAACTAGCCCTTTGCAGAGGACTCAGTTGTGCGTACTCCATTGCCTGCCTGTCAGCCATCTCCATCTGACGCTGCTGCAATACCTCTGGCGTTACACCAAACAAGGAGCCTACGATATCAGTTGCCATGATTAGAACTCCAAAGAACCCATGTACTCACCGCTAAACGGATTCACGCCAGCGCCGTAGCCTCCAGCACCAAAGCCACTCATAGGTGCCGTCCCACCAAAGATACTCCCTACACCTCTAGCCAGAGCAGGACTACGGCTGAAGCCAGTAAGGAAATCAGCAAACGGGTTGTAGGCATTAGCCGCTTCCAATGCTCTTGCTGCGCTCATGCCGCCTGACAACATTGCCTGAGCCGCAGCACCACTCTGTCCTTTAGCACCAATGTCAATGCCCAGAGCAAGAGGTTGTTGACCCAGCGACTCAAGTCCCTTTGCTTGGCCAAGATAAGCCTCAAACGGAGCCAAAGCACCGATCTGACCCTGGTAAGCGCCTCGCAGCAAATCAGCACCAGTGCCAAACAACCCAGCACCGAACCGAGTCTGCTCCATGCCAGCCTGCTGTGCCCTAGTAGCCAATTCAGCATCTTGTTGAGCCAGAGCGTTGTAGTAGGCCTCCATCTCTGGAGATGCAGCACCAAGGCCAGCAGCGCCACTAGGACGGGCACCAGTAGCGCCAATAGCCAGACCCTCACGGCCAGTTTGGAACAGTCGGTTCTGAAGTTGTGAAAGCTGCCTCTCACGGCCAGGAGCCAGCAGTTCTTGCTGACGAGCCATGTACTGTTGAGCAGCCTGCTGTGGAGTCTCTGCCAGATAGCCTTGAGCCAGCCCAAACAGGCCAGGAGCAGCAGCCATCAGCGGCTGGTACATCTCAGGTGCAGCCTCTGCCTGCGCCAAGCCCATGCCCGTCAAGCCCATCAGTCGGTCTTGGTAGGCACGAAGCTCAGGCGACAACTCGTAACCAGCACCCGTTACGCGGCCTTCAGGGCTGGTCTGGAACGTCGATTGACCAAACCTAGTAGTAATGCCTACTGGACGGAACCGCGCCTCCTCAGCCGCCATACGGGCCGATTCAAGTTGTGCATTAGCAGAGGTTTGTGCGGCTCGTTGTGCTGAGCGGCCAGCAATAAGACTTCCAGCTAAGCCAAGACCGGCAGATACTAGAGAACCCATGATTATCTCCAACAATAAATAAAGGCTTGTTCCTCGTTTGATGCGGTCACTTTCTGTTCCTTTGTCATGCCAAGAACTTCCGCAAACTTCATCAACTTTTTATTACTCGCTTCAACAAAAGCCAAGAGGGGCATCCCAATCAATCCAACCAGTGTCCTCATGTCCTGCAAAAACTTACGCTTGACAGCAGAACTCCACTTGTTCACATCAGTGTGAAACCACAACATGTTGTCAAAGAGTTCAAGGTACATGATGTACTCTTTTCTGATGACAACTGGTGTTTTCACGCAGAACATCCAGGTTTTGTTTTACTCGTACAAAATGTTGATGGAGCCAGCGTCGAAGGTGTCAGTGCCGTTGACTGTGGTGATGCGGACGCGATCAAGGGTGCCAGCCAGCGCGATTGAAGCATACACACTTGACACCCTGGCAGTATCTGATTGACCAACATTTATACTTCCAACCCAAGTATTGCCAGTCAAATTAGTAAACACACCGATTCCGTTAAACAAATAAGTCGCAACGCCAGAAAGTACAACAAAACCTGTTGTTGAAGTTGCGGCGCTATTTCCAGCAGCTGTTGACGCAATAGACGAACCTAAATATCCGCTTGTTGTTGGGGAACCAGAACCCAGTTGAACCTGCAAGTTACTTGTTCCGTTCGTACTCACCCCGTTAAACATCACCGTGATCCGGCGCACCCAAGACGGAATGCTGGTGAAGTCAATCGACGTACCAGACGTTGAAGCTACGGCTGTACCACGCTGGATACCGTCATACACGGCCCCGCTGTTGGTCGTTACACCAGCACTACCATTGATTACAACTGACATGACAGCCCCTTGAGTTCATCCAAAGTTGTGCATCCGTCTACCAGATTCGTGATGTCTCGCAGACGCTGTTTTTCAGCCACGATAGCCGATGTGTCTCCACTAGCCTCAAGAGCGCGTTGAAACGCAACATCTTGAGCAACCAGCAACGGCGCACGTTCAGCCCTCAACCTATCCTTCGTGATGGCTTGTGCCTTTGCAAAGTCAATAGTAATCATGCAGTCACCTCTGAAAAGTCAGCAGTCCATGCAGCACGGAATGTGCGATCAGACGGAATGTCAGAAGCCTCAATGATCTTGAATGGCTTGCCTGCTGGAACGTCCTTGGCTGCAATTTGTTCGATGCTCAATCCGCAATCTGCTGGGATGATGACGGACACACTGCCATCGTCGTTGGGGTAGATGATGCGTTGGTTCATGGTTGGTCCTTAACGGAAGATGGCTACTGACACGTTGGCAACATCAAATACCGTCCCTTGGCCTCCAGTTCCAGATACATAGCCGGTTGTGAAGCGATAACTGCCAGATGCTGCGGTGTTGATAGAGTTGACTAGTCGAGCGTTTGTACTACCGGAATCAATAGCCGTTGCAACTACGGCGTAGTTCGCATCAGGCATCGCCGTCGTGAAGTTCACCGTGTAGTCACCCGTACCGTTATCCGTGATGCTCGTCACGTTGAACGAAGCACGAATTGCAACCGTACCCGTGCCATTAAAGTTCACCCAGGCACGGCAGAAAGTTCCGATCTGAGTGCCAGCACTGTCCTGAACCGTTGGAGGCGTACCGGAAACGCCATTCTTGAGGACTAGGGTGCTAGTGCTAGCCGCTTCTAATTGATCTGCGATTACTGTTCCAGCCATGATTAGTTCTCACTCATAAAGGATGTTGATGGAACCGGCATCAAAGGTGTCAGTGCCGTTGACCGTAGTGATGCGAACGCGATCAAGGGTGTCAGAAAGTGTTTTACTAGACGCACACACTCCACCCGTACCGCCAGCGACTATGGGACGAATTACGCCAAAACCAATCCACCGATTGCTACCCAGTAGCGAAAAAACCACTGATCCAATGTTGTTGTCAGACGCACCTATGTTTCTGACAATCGCTCCAGAACTTGACGCAGCGGCAGTGCCCCCATATTCGGCGCTAGAATCGTATCCAGTAGTCTCAATGCCACCAGCATCACCAAGTTGTATCAAAAAGTTACTGGAACCACTTGTACTAACGGCTCCAAACATCACCGTGATGCGTCGCACCCACGACGGAATGCCGGTGAAGTCAATGCTGGTGCCAGAGGTCGATGCTTGAGCGGTAGCAGCGACAATTGGTGCTAGCGTCCCAGTAACTGCCACTAGCGTCTGCGTGTTTGATCCAGAGACAGCAGGAGCCGAGACAGTGATCGCTCCTGAAGTGTCGCCAGAGAGAACTAAAGAGGCCATGTCTGTCCTTTCAAATGATTACCCAACGCGAGCCAGTTGGTACTGTGACTGCGACAGTGGTTGTGATAGTGGTAGAAGAAACTGTTTGAGATGGCGAGACAACATAAGTTCCAGTTGTCCCCGTTCCAGTGCCAAATCCAGTGACAACCGTACCAGCAGTCACTCCAGTTCCACTAATAAGTGATCCAATGACCAACACACCACCGCCAGTGCTTCCACTAATGGTGAGTGTAGTTCCAGAAATAGCCCCAGTGCCTTCAAAACTTGAGGCCACGGTGATCGGCCCAGTAGACATTGCGTTCTTGTTGGCAGAGATCGAGTACTCAATTTTCACAGTCTGTGAGTTCTCATAAAAAACATCATCTCCACCGCCACCAGAAGCTCCCCCGCCACCAATTGCTCCCCACGCAGTACCGTTGTATCCTTCAAACTCCGTGTTAGTCGTATTGAAGCGAACTTGGCCAGAAGTTGGAGAACCAGGGCGCTGTGCCGTAGAACCCTTAGACAACAACACGGCACCAGTTGAGGTAAAGCTGGAGTCTGCTGATGCAGTCAGCGAAGTGCCAGATATAGAAGTGCCAGTAAACGCACCAGTGGCCGTCAATGCTGCTGTAGTAACAGTGCCAGTGAACGTGGGTGATGCTAGATCAGCCTTCGTCGCAATGGCAATCGCAATGTTGTTGTACTCAGTGTCAATCTCAGTACCTTTGACAATCTTGAGTGGATTGCCAGAAGGAAGAGCGTCTTTAGTCGCAAAGTTGGTGCTTTTGGTGTAGTTGCTCATGCCAATTTCCCATTTTTCGATTGGATCTCAATTTTCTGGATGGACAAAGCAGATCCATTGATCGTTGCTTCATATCCACTCTGTACAAATTTACCAGATCCAGATGTTGGACAACTCAATTCTTGAATAAGAATGCCGTTAGAGTATTGAGCAATATTGTATTCACCAATGTTGTATTCTGAAATGCCTTGTGTCGGTATCAATACATTTGCTGATTGATATGCAGATGTAAAGTCAAAAGACCATTTTACAGTGACAAATTGGTTAGTCCCGCCGATCACTGTAACTTTGATTTTTTTCAGGATAGACGTAACAGTCTGCTCATTGAGATCGGCATAGTTGGTGTAGTACATCATTCGATATGATGTCGTATCATCCAAGTAGGCATCGTACTTACCGATGTAGCCAGTCTTGCCAACCAAAATATCGCCGTTTCTCCTGGCAAGCAATGCCGTAGGCTCTATCGAGTCCCATGATGTGACCCTAAACGATCCGTCTTGAAGCTGTTGGCGCGTATCAAAACAGTACACACCCTTCACAGATGGGAACGTCAGCAAATAGAACGCATCTTTTTCAGAATAGACAGACTTGATGTTCGCAAGTGTCTCTCCATTGATGATCGTTATGAGGTCGTTCCTGACATTCTTAGACAAGTCGCCAAGCGGTGCAGACTTCTCAATGATAGTCCTGGCAAACGACCTGACACCAGAGTTGGACAAAAACAGCACATCTTTGCCCGTGGTCTGAATCGTATCCCGTGCGATACATCCAATCCCGCCTACAGTGTCGCTCAGGCTCATCGTAGAGGGCGTAGTGGCATTTTGATAGACCAGGATCTGCCGTTTGCCAAAGATGATCAGGAAGCCGTTGTGAGCAGCAAGGCCTTGGATCTCATCAGGGCCGTTTGGCCAGATCCTGTCCACATTGAGAGAGCCAGCAGTGCCAGTAGACCACACATGGCCTGCCAGCAGATCAGAAAAATAGACCGTGTTCTTGACTGTGGATGTATTGGCTACCCACAGCCTACCAAAAGCTGACAAAGCGATGTTGGCGCTTGGCACCGTAGCGACATAGCCTGTTTTCTCACTCACACGACGATAGGTCGTAGTGCTAACAGCGGGGTCATAGATCAGCGGATCATGGCCCGTTTGGAAGAAATAGGTGATGCCATTGAGGGAAGCGCACGACCAGTTGTTAGCAGTGATCGTAGGAGCCGTCCCACCCCCCCCGTAGGTCAATTCCACGACAGCATTAGCTCCATCGAGCTTAAACAGCTTGTTATTGCCTGCGAACAATACAGTCAGTGTGCCGTCAGACTGAACAAGCTCATGGATCACACCAACAGGATTAGCCCCAAGATTGCCAGAAGAGCTATTGACCTTAGACCAGCCCTTGCGAGAGCCGATGCGGCCATACTGGTCGATGATGCAGTTCGTCGCAACAAGAGCAAAGCCAGCCGCCAGATCAAGAGGCGAGTCTTGCGTGTTCAACCCGAAAAAGCCTGGGGCTGAAATGCTGGCAATCTGAAGCGGCTCACTCATATCGCAACAAATTCTTGGTTCTCAGGGTAACGAGTGCTTTCAAGAGCGATGTAATCTGCTAGCATGGCTCTATAAAGCTGGTAAGCCTCCGATGAAGCTAACCCACCATCTTCCCCGCGCTCCACCAGGGCACGAGCATAGGCATTCTGTACCACCAGAACGTCTGGAACCAGTACAGATGTACTGTCCGACGACAGAGTAGCCTGTGGCACTGTCAGGCTGAAGTTCATTGTGTAGACACCATCTGGCCGACCAAACAGAACTACTTTAGTGTCGCCATTGCCATCAACACCATCAAATGTGTAAGCCTCTGGAATCCCAGAAAGCGGAGTTGAGAAGTTTTGCAGACGGTTCATCTCCACAAAACTGATGTTCCGCAAGCCAACATTAGACGTTACATTGAGTGCGTCCATCACCTGAAACTTCTGACCAGCACCAGTCATCGAGTAGATGTAAGTACCGCCAACGGTGTTGAACGTCAGAGTCTGTCCCAATACGTTCCAGGCGTAAGAATCCTCAATCTGGCGCTTGGCATCGTTGACGAACTTTCCAATCAGAGTTGAGTAGGTCGTTTCCGTGCTGGTAGATACGGTAGTCTCCCGCAGCCTAATCAGCACATCATTGATGAGTTCTAGGTAGGTCATTGCCGTGTCAATCCTGTTTCTTCAAAGGTGGCGATGAAGCTAAACGTACTGCCAGATTCAGTCGTAATCTTGATCGAATCACCTTCTTCCAACACAATGTACGCATTGCCATCGAACTGCAAGTAGTTCTTAGCTGATAAGGTGTACTCTGTCAGAATGTCGTAAGTGGCACTTGCGCTGGAGTCAATCCACTGCACCGTGATGTGCTTTGTCGATCCACCAGTGTTGTGGATATACATCACCGTGAACTTGGCGTAGTAACCCGTCGGAACCGTATAAACGGTTGTTAGCGTTGCCGCTGTTGGATTTACACCGACGGAAACTGGCCTCACTTCTTGTTCCTCGCTGAGATCGCCTTAGCTTTCGACCTTGCATCTGCTTTGGACGATGCACCCCAGGCTCGGAGGGACAGAAGAAGGCGAGTGGGTTCGCCATTCTTGTACTCAGGCCCGGGCATATTGCCCATACGCGCTAGGAAGGAGGCCCTTCGTGGGTTATCGCCTGATTTGACGGGAGGTTTTAGGTTCCCGCCTGTAGACTCATTATAGGACTTTCTGCCTTTGGCGTTAAGCCCACCAGCAGGATTTTTACCTTCTTTCCTAGTCCAAGCAGCGGTTTTCATCGATACCTCGCCGTCTTTTGAGCAATCTTCTTTGGCTGAGCAACGAATTGCTTTCCAGATGCCTTGCCAGCACGTTTAGCCTTAGTGGTGGCAGCGTACTCGGCAGGAGTCAACGCTTTAATAGCCTTTTCTGGCAAATAACGCTCACCCGTAACACTAGATGGCTTACCAGACTTGGTACGCCATTTCTGCGCTGTCCAATCTTTGAGGGATTTCTGAGTGGCTTTCACTTGTACCCCCCACCCTTGGCTTTGTACTCCTTGGCCAACAACTGGGCCTTACGGGCACTCCATTCACCAGCCGCCGTGCCTTGAATAGCCTGCCCTTTGATCCGCTCAAAAAGAGCCTTTCGCATGGCAGGTTTCGTGTAATTCTTGGCAGCGTTGACTTTGGATTTCACTTCTTCTTCCGGGACTTCCCGGCCTCAGACAATGCAATGGCAATGGCTTGCTTGCGAGAGGTCACTTCTGGGCCTTTCTTAGACCCAGAGTGCAGCTTGCCAGCCTTGTACTCTCGCATAACCTTGCTGATCTTCTTTTCAGCTTTGGTTTTCATTTGCCACGGCTCATCTTGTTGGTCATTGCACGTTGACCACGCTTGGGCAGCGGTTTAGGCTTACCAACAGCCACCATGATGGCCACAGGCATAGCCTTCTTTGCGCCAGAAGACTTAGACTCTTTCTTACCCATTTTGGGAGCAGACATTTTGCCGTACATGATCAATCCTTTGTGATAGGCCCACCAGACTTCCAAGCATCACAAGTACGGGCCGCTGCACAAGTGAAGTGAAATAGGTCGCAATAACCTAAATCTGCCGCCTTGACAAACTTCTTGTCATAGGACAACTCATTCTCATTCTCGTACTCAGTCTCGTTTTCAACTTCGTACTCGATCTCGTCTTCGATCTCGTCCTCGATCTCGTCCTCATTGTCGTATTGACTATCGTCATTTTCCAAGCCCTTAATGATGCATTCCATCATCTTTGGAGTTTGGATAAAAGCCGCACAATTGCCACACCGCATCCCTTTGATCGCGTCAGTAGGTGCGTTGTACATCTTAGCTTTTTTCAGCCAAAAAGCGGTGTTTGGCTCGTCAGGGTTCGGCGGTCCATAGCCGTACTCTTTGAACGCATGATTGCGGTTCTTGAGGTTGACATGAACGTCTTGTGTAGCGATTGGGCACACAAGCCCTGAGAGCATTCCCATACTAGGTGCCTTTTTGCTGTTTAGGTGGTCGTCCGGGCTTTTTGGCCACCACAGGGGCAGTCATAGGAAGAGGACGGCTTTCTTCCTGTTGAGGCTCTGGCTCATCAATCTGAATGTAGCCAGCGTGACCTTTCATGGATTCAATGTCGTGCGTGTAAGTGAACGAAACCGTATTGCCACTTGCCAAACAACGATAGGTTGCCATTGTCTTATCCGTAGATAGGGATGTACCCATCAGCACTCACAAGCCATGCTTTGGTTGCTGATGCGTCTTCGTAAACAGGGATGTAGTCAATCCAGGCTTTCTTGCCAGTGGTTGACCCAAGGATGTCTGCGTCAATGTTCCCATCATAGGAATTGAGAATTCCAGGAGAACCAGCAGTTTTGACGGGGATGTAATCGGACCAACGAGTCAGACCTGTAAGAGTCGTGATCTTGAAAACAACCATCTTCCCGTTGTTAGAGGGAAAAGTCTGAGGAACCATTTACACCTCCGAAGAAAACAGGGGGCTTGTGGCCCCCCGTCCTTACACAGCGCGCCCGATAATGAGCGTAACAGTGGTTGATGCCAGATTCACAGAACCGGCAGTCGGGTTGTAGGTAACGATAGTCACCGTGTTGGCAGCAGAAACGTAGGCCCGTTTGACCAGACCAGCCTCGCTAACGCCATGCGAAAAACCGATAACCATATCACCCAGTGCAACACCAGGAACCGTGACCGTATCCGTGTCGGTAGCACCAGCCGAAACTGCGCCAGCGTCAAGAGTACATTGCACTTCCCAGGTGTCCGAGAACAAGCCTCGGAATTGGTCGTTTCCACGACGGGAAACAACAGCGGTTGCAGCAGCCATTTCAATCTCCTATAAGAAAAAGATCCCTCCCCCGAAGGGGAGGGGACAACTGCAATTAGGCCGGGACAGCCAGGGCAAAAGCAGCGGAAGCGTCAGCAGCAGTGCTGGTAGCGTTGGTACGCAGAGCCTTCACACCGTAGATCGTGTCAGCGGTGAACAGGGTACCCAGGTACTCTTGCTTGTACTGCGTCTGCGAACGGATGCCAAGCTGCTCAACCAGAACCATCGCATCGCGGTGGCCCATCAGGCAGATACGGTCATTGCCAGAGTTACCGGCACCAGAGTCAGCGTTCGACGAAGAGAACACTGCCATGCCGTACAGTTGGCCAATCTCACCGTTGCGGATAGCATCGCCGTTGCCAACGAATGCTTGCTCGGTGTAACGGGCCAGACCCATCAGGGTGTTGCGGCTCGACGGGGGAATCAGGAAGAAACGGCCGTCCATGGGAACGTCGTTGTCATCCAGGCGCTGAATGGTGCGACGGATAGCAGCATCAGTCAGAGCGGCAGCGTTGGACGAGGTGCTGTTGTAAGCAGTCGTGCCATCAGAGCCGATGAACGCCTTGGTCGAGGTGTTGCTGGTAGCGTAGTCGTTCGTGCCAACGGTTGCGCCGTTAAAATAACGACCAAGCTGAACCAGGTCCGTGTCCATGCGACGAGCCAGGGCGTAACCAGCGTCTTCCGTGTAGAAAGCGCGCAGGCTGGTCAGGGCTTGCACTTCAACGATGTCCTCGATCAAGCGGCTGTACTCAAAGTGCTTGTTGATCAGCACTTGAATATTGGTGTCGCTCTCTGCAATCAGAGTAACGGCATCGGTAGCCACCTTAGCGTTGGCGGTGCCACGAGCGGGGGACGGGATGTTAACGGTGTCACCCTTCTTGCCTTTGAAAGACATACGCTTGACCAGATTGGCCAGAACGAGGTTCTTTTTAAAGGCGGCAACAATTTCATCACTCCAAATTTCGGGGATGAAGTTTGCTGCAGAAGTGGTGGTAACCGCATTGTTCGGTGCGAAAGCAGTGTTTGCCATGTTAAATCTCCAAGAAACAAAGGTTGTTTACTTGACTCGCCCCTCGGAATAGGCTTGCATGATCTCGTCACTCAAAGCCTCATACCTAGCAGGGTCCGTCATTTTTAGCCGAATCAGGTCGGCACGTCTATAAACCCTCTTAGAACTCTCTCCAGATCCACCAACATCAACTTGTGCGGCTTTCATTGATTTAGCCCTACTTGCATCGCTTGCTTGCTCTGCTTGCTTGGACTTCACCCCGCGCAGTTGCTTGAAGGTCGACAACAGTTCGTTGGCAGAGTCATAGTCAAACTCAGAATCGGCCTTCGCGTAGAGCGCCAAACGAACAGATGAACCTTTCACCCAGTTCTGGAACTCCGAGTCGCCAACCACTTGTGTGTAGTCGGGATGCTCTTGCGTCAGCTTCTGCTGAATCTGCAGCCTCTTGAACTCCATGCTGGCCTGACGGGCAGCAAGGACATCAGGATGCTTCTCTATGGTTGCCTGAACCGCCTTTTGAGGATTCTCAAAGAAGTCTACTTCAGGTTCTTCCTGTTTTGCTGGTTGCTTAGAACTGATGTTCTGCTTTATAAGCTCATCTGCGAGTTTTCGGACCTCACCGACCTCTTGGGCCTGTTTACCAATCAGCTTTTCAGCCTCCTGGTGCATCCGAATGATCTCTTCCAAACTTTTGTCCCTGTACTTTTCAGGGAGTTCGGACTTCGCCGCCTCGACTTCAAGTTCGCCTAGCTCGTCAGGTTCTTTGTCAATCAGCATGTTTTTTCCTGCCAAAAATGGTTGTAGGAGATTCAACTCGGTCCAATGACTTATGAGTTGGCTTTGCGCTCCGCATTCAACTTTTCGATGTGCTTGCGCTCAAACCGACCATGTTCGCTCGGAAAAGCACCAGACCATCCTTCAAGTTTGAATTTAGGAGCACTCATGATGCGATGGGCGATGCCACCACACCCACACTGAACAGTAGCTGTCTCATAACCAACTAGCTTCTCAGTGCGCTGTCCGCATTCGCAGACAAATTCATACATTCTTCGCATTCAAGTCCTCGTATGCGTCTTCGCTGACCTTTTTCAAGGTTTTTAGCCAAGTAAGAATGGAAATCTCACCTTTACGAAATTGTAAAGCCTTTTCGTCAGGGATACTACTTACATTGTTCATAGATGCCAACATATTGTCAACATCTTCCATCAAATCGGCCCATCCAGGCTG